TGTTATAGGCACTTGTGGAACCTGTGAGCATTGGGACTACAGTGGGCAGAAGGCTGGGTTTTGTAAGAAGTATCCTAGTGCTGGTGTCACTCAGTCACAGACACCAGAATATTTTGGATGTATTTATTGGGACATAAAAGTATGATCAGATACATATTTGAATTCTGTATGTTAGCATGGGCAGCGTGGTGTGTACGTTTAGTCAATAGGCAAACACCGTGGTGCCTGTATATATCACTATGCTGTAACTTATCGTTCATTAGTTGGTGGATATACACAGGACAGTATGGGTTTCTCGCTGGTGATGCGATGTTTACACTGATGTATCTTACGGAGATTAAAAAGAAATGGGCAGATTTACAGAAGACGCAGAAACAATACTAGAAGGTAAGGGGGTTGAGCCATCAAGGCCGCTAGTCTTGCAGCTACTAGGGCAGATAGTGAACGATGTGTATGACAATTACTATGAAGTTAAAGAAGGGAAGACAAGTAGCGAGAGTCAGAAGATAGCACTAGATAGGACGTTCGATCACCTGTCTGTTACTAAGATTAAGGAGTGGCGTGATGACTATGCACGTGATGGGTATGTCAAGATGTTTTCACCCATGCTTGATGACATGTTCTATATTTGTAAGGATGACGATACGTTTAAGTTTATTACTGGTGGTGGTGATGCAGTCAACAAAACAGATGACAAGCTAGTGTGCTATACTGAGCATGAGCTGAAACGATTGAAACTTCTAAACAAGGAGGACGTAAAATGGATTCACTTAGGAAAGACATTCCAAGGGCAACTGCAGTAATGAAGAACATGGTGGAGTCTATGTTGTACACTACACGTGAGCAGATTAAGATGCTTCGTAATGCAGAAGATCAGCTATACTTCTTCCAACAACAGCTTGAAGGTAAAGACCCAGAGGAAGAGCTGTGAAAGATATAATTATAGAAGTGTTCATGCTTGTAGCTCTAACTCTTAACGCAGGGAACATAGAGTATACATCCTATGGGCCTACTGATATGGAGAAATGTCAGGAGCAATTAAGTGCTATGGCTCAAGGGTTGTCAGAGAAGGGCACCCCAAGGGGGGTGAAAAGTATGTCTTTCCAGTGCTTAGATCGTGAGGGTATGGAAAAGGCATACAAAAATTATCAAAAGGGACAGAAGGAAACGCTCCGTCCCGAAGGGAGTAGACACAATCATGAGTAAGCCACGGTTGGAAACACAGGATGATATTAATGTAAAGAACAGAGTGAAAGAGTTCTTGCAAGAAGATCAGCGGCGTGGGCAAGACTGTAATATCCACGATCTATATGAGAAGATGTACTACGTTGATTGGTACTGTGAAGGTAAAAGTGATGACTCAGTATGGTTCTCTGAGTTCAAGAGGCGCACCATCAATCATGACCAATTCAAGGAAGGTGTGTTGTTGTCATTACATAAGTACCTACGTTTACAAGAGTACTCAAGGATAACAATTACGCCATCGGAATTTATTGTGCTGTTTAACGATGGGTTATTCTGTCATCCAATAACAGTACACCACTCTCCAAAGATACAGTTGATGGGGCGTAACGATAGAGGGTATGAAGGTGACGTTGAGCCATGTGTACTACTACCACCTGAAACATTCAAACTTATATCAACGGAGGTACCCATTGAGTATGCTAAAAGTTAAGAGGTGGCGTAAGGGTATCATCAGTCGCGTGTTACACTCTGATGACTTAGAGTATATTGATTTCTTAATCAAGCGTGTTGACTTTGCTGAAGGAATCTTCAGTGAATTCTTTAATGCTGCTGAAAGCTTAAGACTATTGAAGGATAGGGCAGTAGGTTTCTCTTCAGAAAGGATGGGTGATGTTTAGAAATATATTTATACTTATTATTTTATATATAATTATTTCTATGAATTTTCATTGCTTTACATCCTTCGATGCGTCTTGTCTAGGTGCAATTCAAGACAAACTTTATGGAATCTTTAGATGGTTTCTGAATTTGATTTTATTGATAGTTGAACAGATCGTTGCGTCAAATAGATAAGAGGATCACTGATGCGTAAATCAAAAAAATACAGATCTCGTAGTAAAGAGTTGAACAGATCGTTACGTCAAACAGATCTCGTAAGAAAGAGAAAAATCTGGTATAAAATCCACGGCATTGAGTACACAGAGGTTGTGAGTTTAGCAGCAAAAAATTTAGATACTTTAGACAGAAGCCTTGATCTTAAGAGATTTGAATTGATTTATCGTTCAAGATTAATACAGATTTGGCATGACATTAACCAAGTCAGGGAGGATTATGAGCAAAGCAAGCAGGAATAAAGGGCAGCGTGGTGAACGAGAGGTATGTAAGTTATTGGAGGAGCACCTTGGTGGTGCGTTCAAGAGGAACTTACAACAGACTCAAGAGGGTGGGCATGATGTGCTTGGTCTTAAGGGTTGTGCTATAGAGGTGAAGCGGTGTGAGAAGTTACAGATAGAAAGATGGTGGAAGCAAACAACATTACAGGCAAGGGAAGTACAGCAGTTACCAGTGTTGTTCTTCAGGAGGAACAAAGAAGAGTGGACAGTAGCTGTACCAACCTATACGTTAATGAATTGGATAACAGTAATGTGTGACTTCCACTACTCCTTAATGTCGGTAGTGCAATTCGTACAGTTCTACAGTCAGCTAATGAAAAAGGAGGTAACACCACAATGGGAAGCGTAAGACCAGATGGCGCAGACTTAAGGACTAAGCTTGAGCGTCCCAATGATGCATTAGAACATCTGTACACAACAGAGGAGAAGATGTCACGTAGTAAGAATGGTCATGTTTACCTAGCTCTCGTTAAGGTGGAGCAGTACGTCATCTACCTTGAGAAGAAGATCGCTAGGATGGAAAAGAAGTAATGAAAAAATATGAAAAAATTTTTTAACGATAAGGAGCATGCTATGACTGATGATGTATACGGTTGGGCAAAAAGATTTGAAGATAGGATGGATGGCTTAGAGACTGCCATACATCAGACACTAAGCAGGGTTAAATTAACTGAAGAGTTGATGAAAAATATTATGAAGATGAAACCTGCCGATGTACATAAGAACGGTGAGGTTATCCTTGACCGCAGAAGGAGTGTACAAGACAGGCGTACCGAAAAGTCTCGTAACTTTAGAAAGATATGCTGGACAGGAGCATCTATTGGTACTGGTGTCTCATGCAGGAGAGGAAGCTATGACAATAAAAATGAAGATGTTGATTTCTAAAAGGAGAATTATGGAAACATCAACGCCTTGTAGACTATGTGGTAAGACTGTTGACATGACTTGCGGGTCAACTTATTACCGTCCGACTCCCCATTTAGTGGAGAAGCGGTACATCGGTGTGATCTGCTGTTCACGAGATCACGCCAACCAGATTGAGAAACACCATCCATTGATGCCGAACTTCAGACGTATCAAGCCTTCTGTTAATTTCTAAAGGAGAAAACTTATGAAAGAATGCAAGATAACAGTAAAGATTGTGGTGGAAGGAAGCATGAAGTCAGTCGAGATAAGAGACACTGAGTCAGACAACTACACTGGATTTTTTGCAGACCAGAATATGGGTGAGGCTGCTCTATGTAAGCATGTAGGGCTTTCTCTTGGTGGGTTCTTGTTAGATAACTTCACACACGACATCCCCGAAGAAAGTCCCACCGCTTGCTGAACTCAAGGCAACTATCTTCTTCGCCATAGGTACAGCAGCAGTATAAGCCTCTTCAAATTCCGGTTGGAAGGCACACTCATCTGATACCACTAGACTAGCGGTACGGGATCGGATGATGTGTCCCCCTTCCGGTATCCCATGAGCTATGCTTCCATTACCGAACCTCATCTTTGCATAACTGGTGTCAACAGGCACCATCTCTTTTAACCATGCCGGTAGCTGACTATAGACAAAGGACATACGTGCGTTCTCCATCTTCTTATCGAAGACGAGGGCAGCAGCGTCCTCTTCCTTTTTGGACTGAAGGAATACAGATTGATGTGGATGGAATAGACAGAGCCATAGGCTATAGAGTACTGCAACCCATGACATCATAATCTGTCTACTCTTTGGTATGAATAGGCGGTCAGACTCATGTATTACATCAATGATTTTGCGTAGGTATGGCTTGTCTGGGAACACCTTGGTTGGCT